CTACACGGTGACGCCGAGTGAATTGGCTCTGGCTTACTTTCGCGGTGTGGGCGATGAAGCGGCAATGGTCGAGTTTCACAACTCGAAACAGGGCCTTCCCTACATTCCGGATGGCGGGCAAATCACGGACGGAGAGATCGACGTTGCAGTTCAGAACTACTTCAAGGCAAACCAACGCCCTGACATCGGTTCCGAGCGTCTCATTGTCATGGGAATCGATCAAGGAAAGATGAACCATGTAGTCATCGTCGAGTACCTGATGAGCAGCGTCAGAGGCCTGGACTTGAATGCGGCGGCGTTCGCGAAGGTTCTCTGGGAGGGTAAACTTCCCGGAAGCGATTTTGAGACCCTGGATCCACTCATGCGGGAGTGGCAAGTTCAGTGTGCCGTAATCGACGCTGATCCTCAGATCAATGACGCCCGGCGATTCGCGCGACGTTTCCCCGGTTATGTCTACTTGTGCCGATACCGGCGGGGCGTGACTGGGAAAGAGTTGCAAGTGTCGGAAGAGGACGGCGGCGCCCCCATTGTCACGGTCGACCGGACGAACTGGTTGGACGCCTCCATGGGACGCTTCCACTCGGATCGAATCCATCTTCCAGCCGACACGTCACATGAGTTCAAGGAAAACCTGAAGGCACTCGTAAGGACTTACGAGAGAGACGATCAGGGAAACCCAAAAGCAATTTACTTGAATAATTCGCCTGACCACTTTGCGCACGCTATGACCTATGCAGAGATCGCTTTGCCGTTCGCGGCCAGCGATGGATCAGGTGGAGACGTACAGGGAAAGGTGTTGTAGATGACACGAGACAACAAGTTTTTGACCGCCATCAGGCACCCCGATTACGAAACTGACGAAATGTACTGGTTCGATTGGAGAAGTACCTACGAAGGAGGTCCCACGTTCGTAAACAGGAACCTGAAGAGATACAGCAACCGAGAAGACCAGGAAGACTTTGCCACTCGCAAGTTCTACACTCCGATCCCGTCCTATGCCAAGGCAGCCGTGAATGATGTTCGCAACTCAATTTTCCAGCGTCTGCGAGATGTGACACGACGCGACGGAAGCAAGAATTATATGAGCGCTGCCGCCGGAGAGATCGGCGGAGTCGACAACAAGGGCTCCTCCATGCAAGGATTTTTAGGCATCGATGTCTTGACCGAACTGTTGGTCATGGGCCGAGCGGGGGTGTATGTTGACATGCCTCAACTGACTGGCTTCCGCACCATGGCCGATGAGGGGAACGCAAGACCCTACACGTACATGTACAGGGTGGAAGACATATTGTCGTGGGCGGTCGCCAAGCCGGAAGAGCCGGGCGACTTCACCGCAATCCTACTTCGAGATCGTGGCATCAATTACAACCAGGGGTTCGCGCACGGCGCTCATCTGCCCAGCGGTGGGTATGTTCGCTATCGCTTCCTTTGGATCGACCCTTCGGATGGCAAGGTCAAGATGAAGCTGTACGACGAGAAGGACAACCTCATTGACCTGAGAGGGGATATTCTCCAGGAAAAAGGGGCGCCGCAGGACCCGAATGTCGGGGTCATCCAACTGAGCCTCGATCGAATCCCGTTCACGATGTTGAGTATCGGTGGTAGCCTACTGAAGGATGTCTACAAGCATCAAGTCGCTTTGCTGAATCTGGGTTCCAGCGATGTGTCGTATGCGATCAAGGCGAACTTCCCGTTCTATGTCGAACAGAAAGACAACCGAGGAGTCGGAAGCCACTTGAAGCAGACCGTGGATGACGACGGAACGTCCAACACTTCCGACAACAGTCATCCCGGCACCGAGGCTCGGACAGGCACAACCCACGGCAGAACATACGATCTGAAAGCCGAAGCGCCTTCCTTCATTCACCCCAGTCCTGAACCTCTCTTGGCATCCATGAAACTGCAAGAGAAGCTGGAGGATGACATCCGTAAGCTGGTGAACCTCGCCGTCCAGAACAAGACTGGCCAGCGGGCGATCTCGGCCGAGGCAATGAAGCTGTCGGATCAAGGGTTGGAAGCTGGCCTTTCCTACATCGGCCTTGTGTTGGAAAGCGCCGAGCGAGACATTGCCTCCTTCTGGGCGGCATACGAGAGCAAAGATCCTGCCCGACGTCAGATCGCCACGGTCAAATATCCGGATCGCTACAGTCTGAAGAATGACGAAGACCGAGTGAGTGAAGCCAAGGAATTGGCTGATCTCATGTACACAGTTCCGGGCAAGGAAGTCAAGAATGAACTGGCCAAGAATATCGTCACGGTCCTGCTGTCGGGTAAAGTGGCCACCGAAACGATCGACAAGATCTTCAAGCAGATCGACGAAGCTGGGTATGCCACGAGCGACCCAGACATCATCATCCGAGCCGTGGAAGCTGGCCTATGCGGCGAGCAGACAGGATCTGAAGCGATCGGTTTCGACGAAGGTGAATATCTCAAAGCGAGAGAAGACCACATCGCGAGAGCCGAAAGAATAGCCGAAGCACAAGCCGCTGGCAAGGCGGAAGCAGGAGAGGGTATGGCTGCCAGAGGTGTTGAGGATCTTGACCCCAACAAGAAGTCCGGCAAGGAAGAGCGAGCGAAAGTAAACGAAACCGCACTGAAATCCGACAAGACCCCTCCCGTAAGGGGAGAAGGTAAGAGTCTCAAAAAGGGAGAATAATATGGTAGCCAAGTTCGATGGCAAACCGCCTGTGAAGAACAGCGGAGCGAGCAAACCCTCCGGCGAACCAGCCAAACCGGCGGTGAAGAAAATTGAGTCTCCGTACTCAAAGGCAAAGCAAGCCGGTGGCTCGGCCCAACTCGGTAACGGCATCGGCAACGGATAAGGATTTGAGACATGGCTTATTACGGAACGCTCACTGAGGCTAACGCCTACTTTGACAACCGCCTTCATTCAGAAGGTTGGTCGGACTCGAACCCCGCTGACCGACCGAAAGCGTTGACCGAAGCCACCCAGCTTATTGACTCCTTGAATTACAAGGGCGTCAAAAACGCTGTTTGGCTCATCATGTATGACCAGACAGACCCCTACTGCAAGAAGCTCGTAGACGCCCCGAATCGCGATGAAGTCATCGCGGCGGACGCGACTCAGGATATGGAATTCCCGCGCGGTCAAGACACTGGTGTCCCGACCGTTATCGAGTGGGCGTGTTACGAAATAGCACTCGCACTCCTCGAAGGCTTCACTCCGGAAGACGGCATCGATCGATTGAATGTCATCCGGCAAGCATACTCTGCTGTTCGTACCACCTACGACGTCAGCAGCGCAGCGATGGAGTACCTTGTTTATGGTATTCCTACTGCTCGTGTGTGGGGATGGTTAAAGAACTATCTCACAGACGACCAGATCATTCACATTAGTAGGGCCGACTAACGGAAGGTTAGGATTTCTATGAAGACGCCTCTCACGTACACGCACACCTCAATTCTTTGTTACGACGATGGCAACGATGGCAACGACGGCGCACCTCCGGCGGCTCCGGCGGCTGCGGCGGCTGCGGCTGTGGCGGCGGCTGTGGTAAAGCCCCCGGCAACTCCCCCGGCAACGCCCCCGGCAAAGCCCCCGGCTGGAGACCAGACGTTCAGTCAAACGGACGTGAACAAGTTCCTCGCCGAGGACAGACGGAAGCACACCGAGAGGTATGCGGCACTTGAGGGAGAATACAAGGTTCTCCTGGACAACCAGAATCTCACCACGGAAGCGAGGGACAGCCTGCAAGGTCGACTCGACGATCTCCAAGCCTCCCAACGCACCACGGAGCAGCAAGTCGAGTACGAACGGAAGCAAGCCGAGGAGAAGTTCCAAAACGTCGTGAAGACCGAAAAGGAACGTGCCGATCATTGGGAAGACAAGTACAAGACCAACGAAATTCAACGGTCTTTGCAAGACGCCGCTGTCGCGGCCGACGCATTCAACCCTAGCCATATCGTTGCACTGTTGCAGCCGGGCACCGAACTGAAAGAAGGAGAAAACGGTGAGTTGGTCCCGATGGTCAAGTTCGCCGACATCGACGAAAAGACGGGAGAACCGACCGAAACTCTCCGCACCCCGGCCGAGGCCGTGAAGCGTATGCGAGAACTGCCTCAGATTCACGGTTGCCTCTTCAAGAGTAATGTGGTCAGTGGAGTTGGGTCCGGGTCTGGCGAGGCTGCTGGCGCCTCCAGCGACATCGACTACACCAAGATGACTCCCGAGTATTATCGCGAGCATCGTGCTGCGATCAAAAGCAAAGTCAGTCAACAACGATAAGCGTCTAGCTGCCCCGCTTGATTGTCCGCGCCTTCAAGCAAAGGGCCCACCGGGAAGACCGGGAGTCGTCTTGTGATTACCAGGGACACAAGACTTGATACACCTGGGAGTAAGTCATACAAACTCACTCAACTACTAAGGAGTTCAGCAATGAACCACTACCCTCTCTGTTATGCGAACGACAACGATGCCCTGGTTCCCGAACTGTGGGCGCAGGAGTCTCTCGCGATTCTCGAAGAGAACATGGTGATGGCCAACTTGGTTCACCGTGATTTCTCGCCGTTGGTTTCCGCCTACGGTGACGTGGTCAACACCCGTCGGCCGAGCGAGTTCTCGACCAAGCGTAAGGCTCAGTCGGACAGCATCGTCAACCAGGATGCCTCGTCCACGAACGTCCAAGTCCCGTTGAACCAGCACGTTTACGTGTCGTTCACGATCAAGGACGAGGAAGCGAGCCTCTCGTTCAAGGAACTCATCAGCTACTACATGGAGCCCGCTGCGATGCAGATGGCTCGCACCGTGGATCGCATCCTGTGCGGTCAGGTCTTCAGCTACGCAGCGAACGCCGCTGGTAAGCTGGCTGGGATGTCGTCCGCGAACGCCAAGGATTGGATCTTGGAGACTCGCGAGAAGATGAACATCAACAAGGCCTACCCCAACGGCCGTAACTTGGTCATCAGCCCGCAGGCCGAGACCGAGATGTTGAAGACCGAGTTGTTCATCGCTGCGAATCAGCGGGGCGACGGCGGTACGGCTCTGGAAGAGGCCCGTCTGGGTCGCGTCCTGGGCTTCGACACCTACATGGACCAGAACGTGGTCTACCGATCGCTCGCCGACGCGGACACCTTGACCCTTAACCATGCCACCGGAGCTTCGGCCGGTGCCACGGGGAACATCGCGATCACGGCCTCCTCGGAAGTGACCGATGGGTCGTTCGTCTGGTTCACGGGCGACCAGCAGCCGCAGGTCATCAGTGCTCACACGGGCACGACGACCGGCATCACGCTGGTAGGTGCTTACAAGTACGACGTGTCGGCGAATGCCGTCGGCTACGCGTTCGAGCCCGCAGTGGTTGGGGCCACGTACGCGGCCGGTTATGACAAGGGCATCACGCTCAACACCATCACCGCCAACAAGTTGCCCGTCGTGGGTCAGTTGCTCGCAACCGGCACCACCACGCGTAACACCTACACGATCATCGAGGTCGACGCCGTGTCGACCACGAGCGTGATTGTGTGGCTCGACCGACCGTTGGTGACCGGTGTCACGGCGGCCGATGAGTGCTTCCCCGGGCCGCACGGCTCGATGTGCTTCGCGTTCCACCGGGATGCCCTGGCCTTGGTCAGCCGCCCGCTGGCACTGCCGAGCAACGCCCTGGGCGTTCAGGCTGCCGTTGGTAGCTACAACGACTTGGCGATGCGTGTTGCCATGCAATACGACATCAAGGCTCAGGGCACGATCGTGACCTTGGATATGCTGTGTGGCGTTGCCACGCTGGATACCAACTTGGGTTGCGTGCTGTACGCGTGAGCTAAGGCGGGTGAAAGGCCCGCATTTTGATAGTGACACCCGGCGGGGGTTCCCGCCCCCGCCGGGTTCTTTTTTACTGTATAATTCTTCTGCACTCTGGAGATTACCATGGGTTGGGCGGAACATTTCACTGCTGATGCAATACTTGAGCCCGCTGGGTACAGACAGATCTTCCCAGTGGCAGCGTCGGGTGTACTCATCGGAGACGGTCGAGTGGCTCTCATCCAAACACTACTTCAGAATGTCCGAGTCCGGGATGATGGCACAGACCCGACAACCACCGTGGGGTATCAATTGACCGTCGGGCAGCCAATGTGGTACACTGGGGACCTCCGAAAACTGAGATTCATTGAGGAAGCCTCTGGAGCCGAAGTCAATCTGCTGGCATACAAATGATCCCAAGAGCATCAAATACTCGGATACCGATGGCGCCGACCGGTGGCCTCGCGGGTTTGCTGGAGAAGCGACTCTCCACATACTCTCCGCTCGGTATATCCGATTCCGCCACCTTTGTAGGCGACTTCAATCACCCCGCACAAAACACGCTCGTTCTCGACTCCGAGGCCGAAGCACACAATAATCATGGCAGCGACCCGGCCGACGACGCCCTCGCCTTCCTGGACGCCCTAGCGTTCAACATGATTCGAGTCAGGCTCATCGAGCATTCACTAGGCTTCAGCGATCATGTCCACGCCGTCCTGGATGGTTATCACCCAGACTTGGGCAGGAACGACATGACTGCGAACGAGACCATCCTCATCGGGCAGCCGGTGTATGTGTCCGCCAACAACACAGTCAATCTCGGTGACGCCACAACTATCGCCACAGCGAACGTCATCGGGCTGGCCCTGACTGGCGCGACCGCGAACGATTCGGTGACAGTTCTGACCGAGGGCAGTGTGAGCCAAGCAGACTGGACGGCCATCATTGGCGCCGCCTCCCTCACCCCTGGTGCCACTTACTTCCTCAGTACAACCGCCGGGCAGATGTCGACCACCCCACCCACGAATGACGGCGAAGTAGTTGTCACGATGGGCACAGCTTTGACGACCACCAAGTTCGACATCGAAGTCAATGAGATAGCCACCTTATGAGCACCTACCAACCTCTCATAGCCCTCGCTGGGCATGTTGAACAACTGGATGACCCCGATGGGCTCGACGTTGCTCACCTCGCGAGCGTCGACTACGTCCAGTTCGACACCACGTACAATGATGGGCGTGCTGTAGGAAAGCTCCAGTGGAACGATGAGGTTGGCACGTTGGAAGTCGGCTTGAAGGGTGGTGAAGTCACCTTGCAAATTGGCCAAGAGCAGTTGATTGTGGTTCGCAATCTCACCGGAAACACACTCCTGAACGGACACCTCGTATATTACACAGGCACCGATTCTGGCCTGTCGACTATCGACTACGCAGATGCGAGCAGAGAGGAGTGGCCGAAGGCGCTGGTGCGTGGCATTCTCACTGAGGACATAGACCACACCGAAAACGGCTACATGCTGATCGCTGGTGTTATCCACGACGTGGACACCGATGGCATGACACCAGGGGCACACCTTTGGTTGGATGACACCGGGAACGGCACGTTCACGAACACCCGAATGACTTCCCCGGACTATGTGATGGGCATCGGGACTGTCACGCATCCACACCCCACTGAGGGCACGATCCAGATCGAGTTCGATCGCTTGTGGGATTTGGAGTGGGCGTCGAACGTCCAGTTCAGCCCGGCATTTGAGACCGATCAGTTCCTTGGTTGGAAACCTGAACGCCAGCGATACGAACTCCTACGTTCGCAGAGGAACTTCTTCAATGGGACCACCCGCGAATCATTCGACGCCATAATCAGTTCGACCGACGCCACAACCGTCCAACTCACCCTTGAGCAGTCTGGCGGTGGCAATCTGACGATGCAGTTCACCGACGGCGACACACAACTGATCTGCGATCCAACACCGCAGACGATCAATATCACACCCGGCACTGACCCCACTCCCACCGGCACGATGGTGTACATCCCGTTTAGCACGAAGCTACTCGCCAGCGGCACATCGTGGCCCGATGAAGAACACATCAAAGTCTGTTACTTGGCTATGCCCTCCGCTCAGTTCGTATACGACCACGGTGGACCTTACGTCAATCAGAACTGGAACGATCACCTGTCCGACACGCTTGGTGTGATCGGTCAAGGGCACTTGTCTCACGTCGCCGCAAAGATTCGACTGGGCATGGGTGCTGGCTGGACATCCGGTGTTGGTCCGGAAGGGCAAGACATCTCGTACTTCACCTACCCGGCGGCCTCCACCATTTACTGGGAATCCTCTGCTGGCGTCATCAGTCAATTGCACGTTCAGGACTTCGGTGCGAAGGACACAGGCAACGGAAACATCCTGTTGGTGGCGAATGACTTCACCACACCTTACACGCACATCGACAATCTGTTTGCCATCACCGCCGATTCAAATGGGACCCCCATTGGCAACAACCGATATTTCAGCTTGATCTTCTGGGGTGTACAGAACAAGACCGACCAAGGCTCTGGAGTCATAGTCAATCTACCGAGCGGGAATTACACAGGTGAAACCGGTGCTCTGGTCGACAACGCCAGTTACGATGATTACAATTTCCCGCGCGAGTTCACCCTCGACTCAGGTACTGCCTTCCTGATCTGTCGCTCGACGTTCAAGATGGGCACCAATGGCTGGACTCACATCCAGACAGAAGACCTTCGAGGCAAGGTTCCTGGCAATATCGCTGGTGGTGGTGCTGGTGGTGGCATAACCGATCACGGTGCTCTCGGCGGGCTGGCCGACGACGATCATCTTCAATACGCCCTGGTGGACGGCACGAGAGCCTTCACTGGCTCGGTGAACGTCACAGGCAACTTCACGGCCACGGGCAACATCACTGGGGCACATCGGTCATCTGACGAGACCTCTGGCGCCACGGCCGATGTAGCGGTGGCGAAAGTCGGTGGAGGCACTCGAACGCTG